GGAGCTCCTACTGTGGGTTCTCCGGGTCTTGGTGCTCCTACATTACTGCCGGGTGATCCAATTCGCGGAGTGGTGTTTCTTGTTAACGAATTAGGTGTAGGTGTTTTTTTCGGAGTATCTAAACCTCCTACTATAGCCGGTAAATCGTCATCTTCAAACAATTGAGAAAATCTCATTATGATTCCTTAAAGTACATTTGTAACTATTTATGTCTCAACTTCGTTGATCCAAGTCTTCGCTAACGCTCGACTATTTTACTTCGTAAAACAATTAACAAGCATAGTATTACTCTTAAAACTGTACTATGAGAGATATTCCTGTAGATTAAGCTGCTCAGACGGAACCTGTTAAGGGTTCCGTCATAAAGAAAAAATTGTTTTCCTGTGAGTATCACCACCCGTGACATGGAAGTAGGTATTTGATTTTATACACACGTTCAACGGGCTCCGACCTTTCCCAACCTACATCGACATCACGCAATATGCGATACCTGTGCTCTCGTTCCTACTTGCACAGTTTTTATGAACTTGTGTGTTTTCGATTGACAGCAATCAATCTATGTTAACTTACCGCCTCTGGGCGTTGGCTTAACATGTTACGTGTTCAGGTCTTCTCCCTGACTTTTCCACAGCGGTATTGTAACTGGCCCGCTAACCTTTTGTGCTGTATGCTTGCCTACAGTTTTGTTTTACCTGTTTCATTGCCTAGATACTCTTTTAATATTTTAGAACCACCAATACGAACGTTTATAATACCGTTATAGTATTCGTCAGATTCTAAAACTCGCCTTTCAAATTGTTCTCGTGCTTCTAAATAACTTGCTATGCCTCTACTTGGACAGATATAAAGTATTTCTCTTGTAAATTTTTCTTTGCCTAGTTCTTCAATGTCTCTTAACAAATGATCTGATGAACCCCAATAGTCACGCCAATCACTTTCTACCTTAGTGCGTCTTTTTCTTTTTTTACCTTTTAGTGGTGGTTTTGTTCTTGTTGCCTTAGCGTACTTCTTGCCTACGTATTTTTTATTGTTGACTGTGTTAGTGATTAGATATACAAAGCCTTCGCAGTCTTGGGGTAATGAGTCTATAGTTTTGCCTTGGTAGGTCCATTCCATATAATGTTTATGGTCATTGCCTATTTGTCGCCTTCAGTCTTGGTTCTAGTGGTTCTTTTTTCATAAAATTCAGTTTGTATTTCTTTTTGCCTAATTCGTGCTAGCTTGATAATATTTCTTAAATGTCTTCTGCCTGCAAGGTGTGTTCTTACACTGTGCCTTTTATTAAAATCTGTATGAGCCTGATAATATTTTAAATATTCTTTTACTAATTGTTCATGAGTTGTTTCTGCTTCAAAGTCATTGTCGTTTTTATCTTTGGTCATATCACTACATCCAAGTCTGTTGAGTAGGAAGTAAAGCCAGATTCTTTGATTACTTTTAGAACATGGTTCACTCTGCCAATTAATTCATCTTTGTGAGAAATAAGAAATACATTTTTATGACGTTCTCTACCCATTTGTTTAATAACCCCTAAAGCATTTTCAACTCCTGCAGAATCCATGCCGCTGTCGATGAGCTCATCGATAAACAACAGGTTTACATTTTGATATAGGTTTTCCCAAACGTCTCTAAATGCAAAACTCATTCCGAGTATAAGTCTGTTTCTTTCGCCTCGACTTAGATTATCAAAATCTAAATCTTGGCCCAGCTGAGTAATTTCTACTGCAAGATCATTTTGGAATAGTACCTGATGTGGCAAGCCTAGTTTGTTTAAGTAATTTGTAAGCCTATTGTTTAGATAACTTAAATTTTGATCAATAATTTTCTTTCTAATAAAGCTGTCTTTATTAGTAAGAAGTTTTAACAAAAATTCTTGATGTTCTTGAAAGTTGGTAAGATTATTTACCGTGTCCCAGTTGATCTCTTGCAACGCAGTTAATGATAACTCGTCAATCTGTGCCTGGTAAGGATCAGTTTCTTGCTGTTTTGCTTCTAAGCTGCTGCGTAAACTATCAATATTTTGCCTGTGATCGTATGCTTCCTTCATCGATTCATAAAATACCGTAGGCTTTGCATCTATATCACCAATATTTTCGATTGCTATCTTGGTATTGTTGAGATTATCTGTAATTTCTTGCAAGTATTTCTTAGAATCAGCTAGTTCTTGAGACTTTTTATCTAGTATTTCTTGTTTTTTGTCTTCATGTAATGGTTGATTACATGCGTAACACACCGCATCTTCGAGATCACTAATGTCTTTTTGTATTTTTTCTACACTTTTCTTAGATCTTTCTTGTGCAATCTCAAAATTGCCAAGTTCTTTGGTTAAATTTGCTAGTTCGTCAGTAATTTTTTGCCAGTTTTGTAGTTTTTCATGTGACTCGATCTCTTTTTCGATGTCTAATTTATCTAATTCAGCAATAGCAGCTTCTAAATGGTCACAATCTTGCTTCTTTTTTGCCTGCCATGCCTTTTGAGTGCGACCTAAACTACCAATTGTCTCCTCAATCTTCTCATTTGCTGACTGAATTGCTTGAATTTTTGTTGTTTCTTGGTTAATTTTGTCTTTTGATTCACGTATTTTCTCTTTTAGGGCTTCTGCCTTCTCAGAAAGTATGGTTATGCCGAGCAATTGTTCAATAATTGCACGTTGATCATTGGTTCTCATAGCCAAAAACGGTTCAGAGTATGTATTAAGAGCTACAACATGCTTAAACATGTCGTGACTCATGCCCAAAAGGTTGTTTATGTACTCTTGAGTCTTACGACTATCGCCTTGTGACTCGTCAGTAAGCTCTTGTTCTTCGTTATTCACATAGAACTTAGTAAAAGTAGGCGATCTACCACGTTCGATTCTATATTGTACATTGTTTTTTTCAAAATTCAATGTCACTAACATGTGTTTTGAGTTTGTTTTGTTAATGAGATTGTTTCTTTTGATATTAGTAAGTGCTTGGCCGTAGAGAGCATAAGACAATGCATTAATAATTGTAGTTTTGCCCGTCCCGTTTCGTGAGCCTGAGTCATCACCTCCTTGATCTAAGTTTTCACCAAGCACTAGAGTGAGCTGTTCTTGATCAAATCTCACACCTTGAGTTTGATTACCAACGCTCATAAAGTTTTTTACTGTTAAGTCTTTAATTAAAATTGTCATAATTTAGTTTTGTTTAGGATCGATACTGATTTCGTTTATACAAATGTCTTCAGGCTGCTCGAATATCCATTTAATATAACTTGCTGCTTTGTCAATGTCAAGACATTTACGATCAGGATGCTTTTCTTGATTATTTGACATGGTACCAAAACTGATATATGACACTTTAGGACCATTTGACCATACTCCGCCAATAGACATACTGTTAGAATAGTCTCTCAACGCTTTCTTTTCGGCATTATAGCGCCAAACTTTACCGCTTTTTACTCTATCCGTTGTGCTTCCGACAGTGATGATGTGTGGAGTATGTTTGTTTTTAACACACATTCTATAAACTTCGTCTAATAAGTTTGTTTGATGAAACTTATATAGTGCAGCACATATGATTATTCGATCATGATCAAGAGATTCTGTTGCAAATCGAAAAGCTCCATCGTAAGAACACAAGTCATAACCAGTTGCACGACTACAATAAACCGCATCAGGATATATTTTATATAATGCTTGTGCAACTCCAAAGTCTTTGTTACCTGAAATAATCATTATAAATCCCTATAAATGTCTAATAGCATCTTTTTGTCAAAAGATTCGGAATCAATTTCTACAATTTCACGTGACACAATTTCATCTACACTTTCAAACTTGCTAATATCTAGTTCTGTTGTAATTTCGTCAATTTGTTTTTGAGGAATAAGTGTAATTTCTCTACAGTTGTATTGTTTTACATATGTTTCTTTAATAAAACTAGCTTCTTCATATGAAATTGGAATATCAATTGACACTCGCAAATACATTTTATCTTTAATAATATCATTTTCGGGATCAAGAAGCTGTGACAACGTTACTGTTCGATACTTAGGACACGCATCCCAGTTGATATATTGAGGTTCTAGATCATTTTCCCTGTCAACAATTACCATTCCTCGTTCGTCATCCCATGCATCAGCATAGTTGTGCGGAAACGCATTACCAATATAATGAATGTTTCCTTTTATCTGACGTTTATGAAAGTGTCCTGAAAACACATATTTTTGATTTTGGAAGTGAGTAGCTCTTAGATCGCCATGTTCAGGCATTTGCACATGAGCATTCATTAAAAATGTAGGGAGTTCGAAATGTCCAAACATGTATTTTGTTTGTGAACGCTCAATTTTTTGCCATTCATTGTCAACTAACCAAGGTACTAGTGCAACATCTTCTATTTCTGTAAATTCATCTAGCACAGTTACACCTGGAATGTGTCGAGCAAAATTAGTACTACTAATGTCTCGGCGGTCTTTATAGTACAAGTCATGATTGCCTACAAACATGTAGAAGTTATCAAAACTTTTTCCTAGTTTTTCTAAACATCTGACAGTGTAGTCTAGCGTAGAAATATTCACGCTACTGCGATTGTGATGCCAATCGCCACAAAAGATTCCTGTTTCGCAGTTGTTTTCTTTAGCTTGTTCTATATACCAATCCACAAACTCTTCACAGTCTGTGTTATGTGTTTTGCTATTGCTTTTTAAACCAAGATGGATGTCTGTAAATACAGCAGCTCTTTTAAACAAAGTTACCTCAATATAAAACTAATTTATAATACTATAACGTAAAATACTATACAAGTCAATAAAATTATTTGCTAGTAGCTGGATTATTTGCTTCCCATTCACGTGCCGCTTGTCTTGTATAGCTAGGAGACATGTCGTTCATTTCTAAAATATCGTCTCTTATATTTTGATTGCGTTTTTCCAAATTAATTACACGCACAAAAGAATTTGTCACTGCGGCAGTATAATAAGCAAATGGATTTTGCGATTTAGATTCATCAAACTGTAAGCCTATTTGTGTTAACTGAAGTATAGCTTGACCACGCATTTCGTCGTTATAGGTATAACCTCTTACATTGCCTCTAGTTGCATAACGTTCGCATAGTTTCATCCACATGTGAGCAAGTTTGTTTGTTACCTTGCCGTGTTGTTTATCAAAATAACCATTATCCATTCCTCCTACCCAATGTGATTTGCCTACACAGAATAAATTTCCGTCAGCGTCAAATTTAAAGTGTTGGAACGGAGGAAAATTAAGTTTAGTTTTTGTATCTGCTACAGTTTTTGGAGTTTTCTTTCTGCCTACTTCTTCAGGTACATGATCATAAGACATAACTCTAAACACTAGGTCTTCTTTTTTGATCTTTTTCCAGTTTACTTCAAATTCGGCTAGTTTTACTTTTTGACCTTCGGCTTTAGCAGCATCAAAAGCTTGAGTTTGCAAACGTTTTGCTTGATTTCTTTTTGCTTCTGCTATAGTTCTAATGTTTATTTTAGCTAGTCCTTCTTCTAACGTACCGTAAGGACCTTGTAGTGGTATAATTAAATCATATTGATTGTATTCGTTCTCAGTGTAACTACAAAAACTGCTTTTAGATTTATGAATTTCGGATAAAATGTCTTTGTTGTTTAGGTAATTGTGTTTTCTCATTAATTGTTGATTCCTAATAATATATTTATTATAAAATATGTATATAATTTTGTCAACTAAATACAACAAAGAGGACATGAAAAATGGCAGTTGACTTTGTAGAAAATCCATCAGCTGAAGCACAACGACGTAGCAGTCAAAATCCACAAGCGACTGTTGACAATTTAACTGGTAGTTCTGTAACATATGGAGACAATACCAGTAACTACGCCGAAACTGCTGCAACTGAAACATATGATTCTAAAGATTATGTGAGTAATTTACGTAAAAGGAATATACCTGCAGGCGCAGATCCTACCCCGCTGCCGTTTAACACTGCGGCTTGGAAAGCTACAGGAGCAGCTGACTGGAGAGTAAGGCTAAGTATTCCGTCTGGAGTTAACTTTGGACCTTTGCACGGAAGTTTAGCAAGAACAAATGGTTGTATGTGGCCATATACACCTAGTATTACATTTGGCACAGGTGCAACATATTCTGAAATGACGCCTACTCATGCGCTATACCCGTATGTGGTTTATCAAAACAGTCAAGTAGAGCAAATATCTATTAGTGGTACTTTTACTGCACAAAATCAACAAGAAGCTACATATGTTATTGCGGCACAACATTATTTAAAAACAATGACAAAAAGTGCATATGCTAACAGTGCGTATCAAGGTTCGCCACCGCCGGTTGTATTTTTAAATGGATATGGCCAATTTATGTTCCAAAGTGTGCCAGTAGTTGTCTCAGGCTGGAATATTTCTCTTCCATCTGATGTTGATTATATACAATCAAATACAGGCACATATGCACCTACTAAATGTGAAATAACATGTAGTCTTAAGGTTGCATACAGCAGAAGCAAAACACAATCGTTTAGCTTACAGAGCTTTGCTGCTAGTGGTGGAGGAGGTTTTGTATGACAACTGAATATCAAAAAGTTTTTTATAACAATGCAAGTCCCTATTTTGCAACAGAAGTAAAGAATGATCAATTTTTAAGTTATCTTACAATTAGGGCTGTTCCTGCAAGAGCGAATGATGTTCTTTACACAATAGAACCCCAATATACACATAGACCAGATTTGCTAGCTTATGATCTTTACGGAAGTTCTGATCTATGGTGGGTTTTTGCACAGCGCAACATGAATGTTATAAGAGATCCAATTTATGACTTTGAAGCTGGAACAGAAATTTATTTGCCGCAAAGTAAATTTTTACGAGATACCTTAGGAGTATAAAATGGCAATTATAAGAACAGATGCTTCTTTATCAGACGGCGGTGAAAGTGTACAAGACATAGGTAGACCGTCTGCTGATGATAGCTGGCGCACATGGCGAGGAGAAAGTCCTGATGAATTTTTCTATTTACGAGAAAATAGACAGTTTTCAGGCAAAGGTCTTACTAATTCTAGCGGCGGCGGAGGAGGCGGAAGTCCTAGTGTAAATCCTCTACATAAGTTTGCAACTTATAGTTGGATGTGGAGTTTAAATGTACTTAATCATGCACAAACAAATAATCCAGAAAGCTTAATCAAAGGCCGTAAATTTAGAGCAGGTATCACTGTGGCAGAAGATATGGGCAGTTCAGACTATCATTTTGACAATATGAGAATAAAAAGTGTTATATCTGCAAACCAAGGTACAAGAGGTGCAAACGCTTTAACATTTGCATTTGACATTGTAGAACCTTATAGTATGGGCGGCTTTTTAGAAGACCTAGACGACGCTGCACGCAGGCAAGGGTTTAACAACTATGCTGATTGTGGTATAATGCTTGCCTGTAAGTTTGACGGATTTACTGACTCAGGATCACACGATACTGTAGGTCCTTACAACTTTATCGTAAAACTTATACAAGCAAAATTTACAGTCACAGAAGCAGGCACAGTATATAAATGCCTAGCTGTAGCATGGAACGATCAAGCATTTAATGAGGAAGTAGCTACCACAAAAACCAACGGTACAATTTCAGGCAGAACTGTACAGGAAATACTTTCAACAGGTCAAAACAGTTTACAAGCATTGTTAAACAAAATTGAAAATGCACAAGTTGAAAATGGTGTACAAAAAGAAGCTGATCAGTATTATATTGTATTTCCGGAAACACAAACATCTGCAGAAGAGCAACCTGTTTTAGGAGCCGCGTCGGCTGGGCTTGTAGACAATCCGATAGACCTTACAGAAATATGGGAGAGCGCAAAAGGCTCAAGCTCCTCCGGCGACGAAGGACAATATAGTTTTGATCAATGGCCTGATCAATTTAAAAAATATAAGCTAGGATCTGCAAAATCTGCACACGATATTGGTGCAAAAATTTATGGTTTTTATAAAGATAATTGTAGTGTCATAGGTAAGTCCCCTATAATGAAACAGCCTGAAGATAATCAAACTTATACACAAACTGGTTTTGACAATGCATTGTCCGATCAAGATCGCATGGTACTGGATAATAAAAACTGTAGACTTCCGGGAGATTCTCAAACTATGCAGGTAAACGCAGGTACACGAGTGATTAATATAATTGAAGAAGTTATTATAGCAAGCGAGTACGGTAGAGAATATGGAGCAAACAAAGATGCAGACGGTGATAACAAAATTGATTGGTTTAGATTTTCTTCCTATGTTCTTGCAACCAAAGGTCCAAAAGAGTCTGAAGCAGGGCGTACAGGTAAGATTTATATCATAAGGGTTATTCCTTACAAAGCGGCTTTAAATAGATTTAGCGCTCCTGGCACTACAGGAAAAGGTGGCGGGTCACCTGCAAGAATATACGATTACATTTATACAGGTAAGAATCATGATATATTAGACTTGGACTTAGACTTCAACTACTCCTTTTATGTGCCAATAGGACAAGATGTAGGACAAAATGAAAGGACACGATTAGAAGGTGTTCCCGGAGCACAATCAGATGCTGCTCCTGATTTAGTACCAAAAATTGCATCTGGCTCAGCGGGTGCTAATGCAGATCAGGTAGCAAATGCGCATAAAAAAGGTTCTACACAAAGCAGAGGCACTGGTGCACAACTGCCCCAGCATCCTGAATCGCAAATTAATAGGTATTGGCACGAAACACTTATGAATTCACCTGTAGACTTGCTTAATATCAAAATGAAGATTCACGGAGATCCGTATTTTTTAACAAGCAACGGTTGTGGAAACTTTATTGATGGTGGTAAAAATGAAACATCTACTGGGCAAATCGAGTATATTAGAAGCGAAGCTGACATAAGAATTAATTTTGAAACACCAATTGATTTAGGAGTACCGTGGTATAAAATGTCCAAGTATCAATTTACAGGAATGTATCAAGTGTTGACTGTAGATACTGTATTTTCTCGTGAAGGATTTACACAAACACTAAACTGTTTGCGACATAGACAACAAGGTGGCGGCACAAGTAAACCTATGGTAGAGATTGGTGATAATTCTAATTCATTAGTAGAGATGGAAACAGGAACAGATCTAAGGAATGCAGGTTAATGGGATACGGTAAACCACAAGTACAAACAGACTTTCAAAATGAATCAAAACAGACCTCGGCAGCAAGTGGTGTACGTGTCAATCCTGGAATATATTTTGCAAGGGTTACAAACAATATTGATCCAGGAAGAATGGGTCAAGTTGCAGTATCTATTTTAAGTTCGGGAAAGTCAGGGTCGACTCCGGGCGATCAAGAGCAAACAGTTAATGTAAGACCAGCGGTTATGTATTCTGGACAACTGCCCTACTCTGGATTGACAAAAAATGATCAATATGACTACAATCAACAAAGTTACGGTTTTGTAGCAAGGCCACCAGATATAGGAACAATGTGCCTTGTTGCTTTTACTGAAGGCGGCGACGGCCGTGGCTACATTATCGGCTATGTGCCTGACGAGTTTATGAATGCTAACACATTTAATAATTTTGAAGCAGAGTACAATAAAAAAACGCCGCCTGGATATAAAAACGATCCCGACACTAATGAAAGACAGCTTAATGAAAAAGGACCGTTTAAAGGAAATAGTTCACCTAGTGCTGGGTTGTATGACAACAGAATTAAGCTAGAAAAAGTAAACGGGTACTGGGCAGATCCTGATCGTGGACCGCAAACTTATGGGCCAAGACGAGATCCTGTGAGTATGGTACAAGGTTGGAGCTCTCCGGGACCTTACAAGTACGATGGACCAAAACTTGCTAAAACACCAGAACCAGTAGGCGAAGTTCGCAACGAACTCCCATTCTCTCGTTTAGGCGGTACTAATTTAATAATGGACGACGGTAATCCAGGTTTGTATCGAACTACCTTAGCTAAGGATGGTAAACGTGAATATGTGCCTGCTCCTAGTGGCGAAAGAACAATTCCTCACAGTGAACAGTTTAGAATAGAAACTAGGACTGGTCATAAAATTATAATGCACAATAGTGAAGACTTTATAACAATAATACATTCAAACGGCGATAGCTGGATGGAGTTTACAGCAAACGGAAAAATTGATGTTTATTCACGGGGAGGCATCAGTATGGCCACCGAAAAAGATGAAAAAGCGGGTATTAATTTCCACGCACATCAATTGAATATAGATGTAGATGAACTGAATATATCAGCCAAAACAGCAATAAACATTGAACAAAGAAGCAACCCCGAAGCTGAGCCTAACTTTGCACTTAAAGTAAAAGAGGGAAAACTGGATATTCTGTCTACCACAGGTTTAGATATTGAAAATAGAATACATGATGGTACAAGTGTCACCGACGATGCTACCTTCAAATTAAAACATAATTATGATATTAAGTCTCTAGAGTTATTAGCAGGCGACATTCCTGCAGAAGTTTCATCTGACAATAAGTTTGTGGCATTTGCATACGATCACGCTGAAGAAAAATTTGAAATAAATGCTCCTAAGGCACGTTTAGAAAGCAAAATTACAGATGCTACAACAGCACTGGTAAACGGAAGTGCTCAATCTTCGCCACACGGAACATTTCAGTTTGAAGAAATGCCTACAATGATGCATGATATGCCTGCAAGCTTTACTAAAATTGATGAAGAAAAAACCAAATACAGCGATCATGATACACTTAAAACTCCGTTAGGTCGTGTACCACGTAAGCAGCCTTGGCGACATACAGAAAACTTAGATCCTACAAAATATATGCCTGAGAAGATATTGTATGGTATTGAAAAGGTTGAAGATTCCGAACCAGTATATGCAAAATCCACAATAAGTGACACAGGTATAGCAGCTAAGAAAATACATGAAGAAAGAGGAGGTTACTAATGCCAAAACTGGAAAAAAAGTTATACAAAGAAGTAGTAGTTCCTTCTACTAGATCTACAAATTATGGACTACCAGGAAGAACATATGTAGGATTCTCTACCACAGATCCTACACGAAAAACAGTAGCAATTTATGATTTTGAATGTATAAAACAAGATATAATAAATCATTTTCATATTAGGCAAGGAGAGAAATTATCAGATCCTTCGTTTGGTACTATTATATGGGATATCTTATTTGAACCGTTAACAGATGTCTTAAAAGAAGCAATCACAAAAGACGTTTCGGATATTATTAATTTCGATCCAAGAGTATCAGCTGATAAAATCATTGTTGATCAATATGAACACGGAATACAAATAGAAGCAAATATTCTTTATAAGCCTTATAACTTGACTGAATTTATGCAGTTAAGATTTGATAACAGAGCTGGTTTCTTAATACCTACAACACAAAATATCCAACGAGATTCTATTCCAAACGGTAGTGACTTAGTTTAAAACCAGTAGTTTTATACAGGATAAATATTATATTATGAGGACCTAGTGATGTCAACAACTGATAGACAGAATAGATTACTAGTTGCAGAAGACTGGAAACGTATCTATCAAAGCTTTAGAAATGCAGACTTTTTGTCTTATGACTTCGACAACTTACGTCGAACAATGATAACTTATCTAAGAACAAATTATCCAGAAGACTTTAACGATTATATTGAATCTAGTGAATATATTGCACTGGTAGATTTAATTGCGTATCTTGGGCAAGCATTCTCTTTCAGAACAGATCTTAATGCTAGAGAAAACTTTCTTGAAACAGCAGAAAGAAGAGAAAGTGTACTTAGGTTAGCAAGATTGCTAAGTTATCACGCAAAGCGTAATCAAGCATTAAACGGTTTACTTAAATTACAAAGCGTTGCAACAACTGAAAATATATTAGATTCTAGTGGGTTAAATTTGTCAGGTGTTAATGTAACATGGAACGACCTTACAAACACTAATTCAGACGAGCAAATAACAAAAATTTTAAATGCTGCACTTCCTGTAAATGTAGGCATAGGCAACCCTATTGCAAAAGATACAATTGGCGGTGTATATACAGAACAATATAGGTTTAATTCAAACAATGACGGATTAGCATTATTTCCTTTTACAAGAAATGTAAATGGTGTAAACACTAAATTTGAAGTTGTAAGCACAAAAATAGAAAATAGTGCAGTAACAGAAGAAGATCCATACCCAGGAAACAAGTTTAGTATCATTTATAAAGATGATGGTAAAGGAAAAGCTAGTGATAACTCAGGTTATTTTGTGCATTTTAGACAAGGCCAGCTTGTAGATGGTACATTTAATCTTACAAATCCTACAACCAATCAAGTAGTCGCAATTGATGAAATAAACATTAACGAAACAGACGTATGGCTATATTCCCTTGATGAAAATAACATAGAAAATGAACTTTGGACCAAAGTGAGTGCTACTGAGGGCAATAATGTAATTTACAATAGTTTAGAAAAAGGCGAAAAAAATATCTACAGTATTTTAACACGTATTGAAGATAGGATTAGTCTAGTGTTTGGGGATGGCGTATTCGGAAATCTACCACAAGGTAGTTTTAAAATTTACTATAGAATAAGTGAATCAGCTACAACTTTAGTTCAGCCTAATGCTTTAGGGACTGTGGTTGTTTCGTTGCCATACCTTAGTCATACAAATACAGCTGAAACATTAACACTTACTTTTAAACTCCAAAATACAATTGAAAATGGTGCTGTATCTGAGACAAATGAAAACATAAAAAATAATGCTCCGAGTAACTATTACACTCAAAACAGAATGATAACAGCAGAAGATTATCAGATTGCGCCTTTAGTTCGCAATCAAGA